ATCAAATTTTTGCATATTAAATACCTTTCGAATTAAATTAAAAAACCCCGGTCAAAGACCGAGGCAATCATTGATTAAGAAATTGTTACAACTCGCTTGTCAGAGACTTGCTTAACACCAAACAGAACATCCATGTTTACACGTTGAGCACGTTTTCCATCACTACCAAGGTCATAAATATTCACATCCGGGTTCTGTTGAACAGCCATTTGTAAGAACATTGGATTGAAGAAATGTGAAACGTTACCAACTTCAGTAGTCCAGTCAAACTCAAACCCTAGGATAGGAGTTGTGATAGCACCTTGAGTCAATGGAGAACCTGCAGGGATGAAATCGCGTGAAATAAATCCCGTGACGTTGAACAAGTCATTACTCTGTGCAGAGCCAACAATCATTTTACGCCCCATTTCTTCTACATCTTCAGCATCAAGCAATTCCTTAGCTTCCAAGATATCAGCAAGCGCTAGGGTTGTGCCCGAGTCATAATTGATAATGTTAGCCGCCTGAGGAATAATATCAGCTATGATGATCTGCTGCATTTTCTTCATGATTGAATGAGCCGCTAAATCACGCAAGTTGTTGCTTGCATCAATAGATTGGATCATTGCTTTCTTGGTGATGATATAATCTTTAACAACTTGCTTATTAATAACAAGCTGAGTTGTCTGAGCGGTAACGGAGTCAGCATCAGCCTTCTCGTTTTCAAGGATCTCAACAGCATCATCAAACTGAGGGAACTCATTAATGTTAACGATATCGCCTAGAGAACTAATCTCACTTTCGTAGTCTCTTGCTACTGAGCCATTGAAAGGGAATTTCTCTAAAAGAGTTGGGAAAAATTTTGCTGACCAAACCTCTGGGATAATCCCATTAAGTTCAACTGCACCTGTCATTACTTTATCTGCCATAATCAACCACCTCGTAGTTTTTTGTTAAGTCTATTGTAGGCATCGAGATAGATTTTTTTATCCGCTGCGGTGCCTGTTTTTGCCTTTTTCTCTAATTCGAGAACCTTTTGAACGGTGATATCTGATGAATCAAAATTTGAGTTCGTGCTTACCCCTGAATTAATCCTAAGGCTAGATGCCTCTTTGAAGTAATAAGGGTGCTCTCTCTTAAATGAATCAACAAATGTTTCAACACCATTAACGATAAAACCGCCACTAGATGTAGTTTCAAATTCTACTGAATCAAGTACTTGCGATGTGAGGTTCTTCTCAGCTTCATCAATGAACCCTGCTTTCCTTAGTGCTGGTAAAACAGCTCTATGTTTTTCTGAAAAGACAACGTTTTTTGAAACACCAGACAGCCGTTCTTTAGTTGCTGCATGGTTCTTAACCTCCTCCTCATAGAGCGACTTATAATCGTCCTTCTCTTTAAGGTTGTTCGCTTTCATCTCATCAACTTGAGACATTAAAGTTTGCAGCTGTGAAGTTAGGTCACCGACCTGAGCCTTATAGCGCAATGTGTCTTTAATCGCTCGATCGTGATCTTCGGGTCGGATCACTTTTGGTTGATTTACTTGGCCGTTGTCACCGACATTAGGCTTTTGATCGTCAACGTTCCCGTCACTGACTGAGTTGTTTTCATCTATAAGCATGGTTGATTATCCCTCATATGGTTATAAAAATCAAAAAATTTTGTTTAATAGCTTTGTTATCGAGTTTAGGAAGTTACGCCTTAGTTGTCTAGCAAACTCTTCGTTTCGCTCTGGGATCATGGGCCTCATGGGTTGCCCGTTGGCACCGTGCCGATGTCCGTGCTCTTTTAAAATGCTTTTCCTATCGAAGAAACCTATGGTGATCTTTGGTCTGAACCCTGTTGATACCCTGGCTTTGAGTTTGCTTAAGAAAGCACCAGTTAGGTTGAGGTTGACCGGCCTATGTCTTTTGCGCTTGCCTGGGTATGACTTGGGATTTTTATAGGCTGGGTATCTTTTGCCTGGGTCAATTGGGCTCTGACCTTTGGCCACACGTTTCTTGATCTCATCAACTGCAGCATCTGCAATAGTTTGAAGCTGAGACTTCTTAAGCTTTTTGAGATTAACTTTCTTCTTAAGCTCTTTCTCAATAACCGATTGAATATCCTTTGATCTGCTAACCATCTGAATGCTCCTCAATGATATCTCGGATGTCCATAATGATCTGTCTTTTGAAGGTGCCCTTGTCTTTCGGTATGAACTCTCTAGGTGGTAACTTCGATTTACCAGAATGATTGTTGTGCCCATCAGCCCTGCCAGCGGCCTCACCTTTTACTCTGAGCCTGAGCTTGGATCCTTGATTAACAACCTCAAGGCTATCAAGCATTTCACCTGTTAGCTCCATATTGGCAAAGCTAACCCCTGACTCCTTAGACTTGAGTTTCTTGTAAGCTGGTGATAAAGATTTTTTCCACTTACCACCAGCAACCGGGCTATTTCCATCACCAACAGCATCGATGACAGCCTCGAGGACAAAATCAGCTATCTCTCTCTTGGCTGCTGCTAATTCTGATTTATCCTTGGGCTTCTTTTTTCCAGCCAAAGCCCAAGGGTCAAAATCAAAATATATCTCATTCTTGGTTGCTGTCATCCTTATCCTCATCCTTTGGGTCATCAGCATTTTGCTCTTTAACAAACGAGATGTTCATTCTCTGTAATCGCTCTGCAGCAATACGTGTGAGCTTTTCAAGGGCCTGTTTATCATCCATATCAGGGTTATCTATCTTGATAAGGTCAACCATCTCATTGATGCCTAGGTTCTTGCGCTTATCAAGGTTATCAAGCTTCTCAGCTTCCGACACGGTTGCTTTTTGCTCTGTAAACTTGACATTAACATCAACATCCGGATCCATCGACCCGATTGCTAATAGCTTTTTATCGGCTTGGTTTTTCTCAATCAGAAGAGAAGTCCATAGGGCAATGATAAACCAATTTCTTCTTTCGCTATCTTCGAATTGCTCACGGTTATCTTGCATCTCTGCAGACACCTCAGCCATATCAATGATCATAGCTATGCCCGATGGGAACGTTTGACCATCTAGGCTCATCTTAATTGTTGATGTGCTTAAGTTATTGGTGGTTAAAAGTAAGGCAACATATTGCTCGATGGATCTTAGCCATTGGTCGATGGGAGGGCTTGAGCTCACTATTTCAAAGTCAGGCTTGGGATCTTCATTGCCAGGATCGTACTCTAAGAAGATTGCATTGTTTGGCCCAGTCTCCATAAATGTTGGTAGGTTTTTACCAGAGACAACAATCTGACCATAGCCTTGCATCTTAGAGATAAAGAACATATCTGTGATGATTGTGTTTATCAAAACAGCGCCTTCTATAAGGTCATCACCACCTTGAGCCCAGAACTCACCGTCTTGATCTTCACTAATCATGGTGAATGGCAAGATGCCAATTGGGTTATCTTGCATCTCAGGTGATCTGTCTGGGATTACTTGACCGGCCTCATCGGTAACAAAGTGATGAGTATCTGACCACCAAGTAAATGTTATATTTCCATCAGCACCAGCATCGTTTGGATGATCGGCTATTGCATTATCAATACCATCTGAAGATGAGGCAATCGGCCCATCATGTAACTTTGCATCTGATTCACTTCGAGATGCTGATGAGTAGCTAGCCGTTTCTGAATAATCAGACAACACAACAACCTTGGCCTTCTCTCTATCTCTAGCATCCTCAATGACATCATACTGCCACGGGCTAAGAATCATCATCTTGAGCCTAAATTTTGAACTCAGGTCATCAATCTCAGGTACAAAGTATATTGCACAATTCTTATAGAGATCGCGAAAGCGGTCTGATTTTTTCATCTTGCTATCGTAATCAAGCATGTTCTCCATTGCGTTGACCTTGCCAGTGGCCAGCTCATCATCAGTTGAACGTTGAACACCACCCACGTATGAGCGAGCTCTCTTGTTCACAATCTTCTTTACAATGCTGACATTAGCCGCTCTGTTCTCCATCTGAGCAACGGTTGTCTCTTTTAGACCCTCATTCTTGAGGTTCTCAATCACATATTTTTTGGTCTTATCTTTATATATCTCATAGCGTTTCTTAGCTTCACGCTTTCTTGCCACGTTCTCTGAGCCTGTTATTTCTTCAATAATCTGCCTGCGAAATTCAATATTAAGGATGTCATCCTCATTAAATACTTTCATCTGATCTTCTCCGATCTTGAGCGATTGCGTGTTGCTGTTCGTTTCTTATGTACCCACATTATGCCATAACCTGCGCTAGTGGTGCAGTGCTGATAATGATTATTATCGTTTTCTTGAAAATTTGAGCCGTTTTTGAATTTGGTCAACCTAAAGCCCTCATCTAATATTGGGCATTCAGAATAGACCTTTAGCCGTACCGCTCCCATGTCATTAAGACAATACCCGTTAACAACGTTTTGCCTGGTGCGGATAGGTGGGTTGGTTTTGGGAACTGCCATTTCATACTGAAGAGAATACCCGTCTGGTGTTCGGTAGTGACT